ATGCGCCCAAACTTGGGAACACCAGAATATATTTTTACTGCTGTCTATGACGAAACAATCATAGCGGAACAAATTCGTCAAGCTTTGCAAACACAAGTTGCGGAAGTTGAAGATTGGGATATTTCCGGTAAAGCCAATGACAATGGAGTGTTTGAACTTACCATAAATTACGTTATCAATCGAATCCCTCAACCGGCCATTAAATACCAGCTTATCCTATGAGAATTAACAATATTCAAGTTGAAGATTCAGTTAGTCCCGCACTTGCCGATTTAATCAGACGATGCAGCAATCTAAACCCAGTGCTGAGAGATTTTGGCGAATTTTACATGAACGAAATCGATCTCCAATTTGCCCAAGAAACTGACCCTTATGGCAAGACATGGACACCCCTTACCGCTGCATACAAAAACTACAAAATCAAAAAAGGATTTATCCCTAAAATACTGCAACGACGTGGGCACATGAGAGCTAGAGCGGGATATCAGGCTACAAAGAATGAACTTAGAATTGGCTTTAACGACGACAAGGCAAAGTGGCACGATCGCGGTACTTCCAGAATGCCCGCTCGACAACTTTTACCGGATACTCGCAGGGGACTTCCGCAAAGGGTACAACAAGAATTAGAGGATTCTCTGTTAGATTATTTAATGTGAATTATAATGACTGGAAAATACATTTTAGAAATAATTGGGCTGGTAGCCGGAACTGGTATATTGACCTATATTTATCAGGGACTGATAAAAATAAACGCATTAGAGAACAAGGCCAGGGACACACTACAAAAAGTTGACGAGATCGACGATGTACTTAGAAGCCTACAAAAGCTTAAGATCGAAGGAGCAATTTGTAAGCACAAAATCAAGGATGTTGAAAAGTATCTTCAGAAAGGGGGCTACCATCCCCGTGATATCGATGAGAATAGTTTTTTTTAATCTTTTGCTTAATGGCAAGCCTAAAAACATATCTTCAATTTTGATATTTTAGAAATATTATTTTGAGATAATTCAATGCTTGCAAATGCTTGCCGCCAACCTCAAACAAGAGATTACCTCAGCCATTAATGACCCCTACTACCATGCTTTCGGTGGCATACCCGCACCGGAAGACCCTTTGCAGTGGCTAATTGGCGATCACACTGAAAAATATCAGGAACTATTCCTAGACCCAGATATCACCTCTTGTTTTCAGAAGCGAATTCACGCAATCACAGCAGCAGAATGGGAAGTGCTACCAGGGGGATCCTCTAAAGCTGATGAGAAAGCAGCTAGACTGGTTAAATTTATTTTGGAAAATCTGGCATTCGATCGCATCTGCCTAAATTTATTAGAGGCGATCGTTGTCGGCTTCAAAGTGGGGGAGATTCTTTGGGGTCAAACCGAGTGGGAAGATCCGGAAGACAAGAAAAAAATTAACATTATTTACCCGGTCGATATCCGAGTCCGTAGCAGCGATCGCTTTACGTTCGTGCGCCCCGACAAGCCAACAAAAAACGCCTCGCTTTGGGGCTATGAATTGCGATTCTTGACTAATGCCTACTCAATCTATGGGGAACCGCTCCCAGATAAAAAATTTATTATTTATTCGGTCGGGTCTAAAACTTCCAATCCGTTTGGGGTAGGACTGGGGGCTGCTTTATATTGGCCTCACCAGTTCAAAAAGCAAGCGGTGATTTCCGCTTTGACCTTTGGTGATCGCTTTGCCCAGCCCACGGTCGTCGGCAAACACTTGCCGGAGCAAAACCCTAAAAAATTAGAGCAATTTGTCCGGTCGATCACCGAAGGAACTAGCGGGGTAATCCCCGACGGCATGGAAGTTTTCCTTCTGGAGGCGTCTCGTTCTTCGAGTCAAAATTTTTATGAGTGGCTGATTAAATGGTGCGAAAATCAAGTTAAAAAAATCATCCTATCGGAGATGTTCACCGGAGTATCCCAAGGGCTATCAGGGGAACCCGCGCAAAACGATGAGAAAGTTCGGAGAGAGCTTATTAAGTCGGACTCGGATATGCTGCACGGATGTCTCAACGACTCCCTATTTACTTGGATTACAGAATTTAATTTTAAAGGAGCCAAGCCGCCTAAAGTTTGGCGGGTATTCGCCGAATCGGAAGATTTGAATGCCAGAGTGAATCGCGATCGCACTTTACAGGATATGGGCTTCAGCCTGAACTATGAAAAATTCACCGAGATTTACGGGGAAGGGTACAAAGAGCCGGAAGACGAATCTCTCGGTGGATCGATTGAAAAAATCCTAGGCGGTGAATCGACAGCAGAGCCACCACAGGCAACCAAGGAACCGAAACCGGAAGCGGAACCGACACCAGATGAACCGGCGACAGAAGAACCGACCCCGGACGCGACCACCAACGAAAATGAATTTGCCGAAGCTTTTGACCTGAGTGATGCAATGCCAGACCCACTAAACCCCTTGGTAGAGGCAACCGCTCAAAAGCTTGACCGGCAAATCAAAGATTGGGTCGGGGCTGTGCGATCGCTTTCAGAAAAAGTGCGAGAAAATCCAGCAACCGATGCCCAAAAATTTCAAGAGTTTCAGCAGGGACTATTGGGACTGCAAAAAACTTTGGCTATTGATGAGATGGCAGAGGCGATCGCGCAATCAAGTTTAATTAGTGAAATGGGCGGTCGGGCCGACGTGATGGATGAAATCGATTTAGAGGAATCAGAAAATGCCTAACCCTCCCTATTGGTACAATCAGCAAGCTTTCCGGGAGTTACCCGGAATCGCGCCTATTTCCAGGGGAATTGAGGCTTATTTGCTGACCTATTCTCCTGATTTGAACGAGAAAGATATTCTCTGGCAATTTTTGATTGCCCCTTCTCGTCTACAGTTTTCCCGGTCTGCAAAATACAATGAAAACACAGCATTTGCAGACAAGGTGAGCGATCGGCAATATGCCAATACTTCCGGGTCTACTTTAACAATCAATAATTTAGAATTTCACACCTGGATTTATCAAAAGTCCATGCGCCCTTTGATCGAGGGGGTGATGGCGTTGATGGAGGCTAAGGAGGACACTTTTGCCCCGCCCATCTTATCTTTCATCATGGGAAAAAGACGATTCGGCCCGTGCGTTTTGACCGACGTAAACTGGGATGAATTCGCGTGGCTTCAAGGGGAACAAGCGGGCATTAACATGAGTTTAACCCTAGCCCAAATTCGTGACCCAGGACTAAGAGGCGACGCCAAAACAACAGAATCCACCAACCAAGAACTAGACGAAACCGTTGATGGGCCTAAACCACGAAATCCTTTGACCGATCGCCAACGAAAAGATGCCAGTGATGCGGCCAAAGCTTATCTGGTAGAAAATCAGGCCAAGTTTAACTCTGTGGTGGCAGAAGCGATTAAATCGTCTGCATACTTCTTAGAAACTGACAAGGAATCTGGAGAAGTCAAAATGCTTGACCGTGAGAAAAAATTAATTGGCATTGTGGGACTCTACAATGGCCAGGAATTTTTCGACAAAACCAGCACCATCCCATTAAAAGAATGAAATTTCAATCAATCATTAGTGAAGTAGGGCAATCAATCCCCGGGCTGGCTGCCACTTATCTAAAAAATCCCCTGTACTTTCGAGAAATCTGTGATCAGAATCAACTCAATCCGATCGCAGATAGTCCTTTACCGATGAATATTCCTTTGAAAATTCCTGCCTTAGAAGCGATCGCGCCCTTGGCTGCATCCAAGCTAGATAAAGCCACGGAAACCATCAATGCCATCAAAGGCAAGGTGAATCAGGTTGGGCGGTTAAGCGGGCAAATTTCCGGGGATATCTCCGATGTTCTCACTTCTGTGGATAAGGTATTGCCCACCCAATACCGAGGCTATACCAAAGCGGCATTGGACGCGATCGCGGATGTAAACGGGGCTATAGGTGAAGTCGAAAGCACACTAACTTCTACCCTTGAAAAAATTGATAAGTCCCTTAGCAAGGTTAGAAGTTATGGCGGCGATCGAGTGGCATTGGTCGATTGGTTGTTAAGTTAGGAGTAAATATGAATTATTACGCTTTAGGATATGCGATCGGAACTACATTATCCGAACTTAAAACATTTACTCCATTGGATTTTGGGGTAAAACCTCGTAAGCGATGCCGAACAGGATATAATTGTGGTGGATCTTGCATTAGCACCAAGAAAAAATGCCGAGTGGCTTTGAGTGGAGAAGCTAAAAATTTTGCCCAATATGTTCGGCAAAATAAAAATAAATTATCAGCGATCCAGAAAAAGAAAGCCAAAGAGCAAAACATCGGATTAACACAGTCTCGACTCAAAAGAGAAAAGCCCAAAAAAACAACAACATCACAGCACCCACCAAATAGCGCCGCGTTTTTTACTGAAAAAGGCCAAAAAGCTTTGAAGATACTTGATTCTGCATCTATAGAAAAGCTGGCGGCCAGCGCAAAAGAAGTAAGGAGTTTAATGGACAACTTTGATCTTTTACGAAAGCAAAGTGACAAACTAAAAAGTTACGAAAATGAAAAGGCCAGTAAAATTATCTCTCAACGGTATCAAAACTGGAACCGGATTAATGATCTAATTACAGAAAACGAGCCAATTCTTAAAAAAGTTTACGATCAACTTTTACAAAAAAGTCGAATTTCTGACGACCAAATTAAACAAGAAATTGGCCGATTAAGCATTAGCCAAAAAGCGCTTAACGCACATCCAGAACTAAAATCCGATCTAGAAAGTTACATAAAAATGACCGGCAAAATGCCTAATAATTTATCAACCATTGATTTTATTAAAGACAGAGCTTATGCCGATATGTCCAATCAACTTCTAAATATTGGCGAGCCTCGGTCATCCTCTACAGAAAGAAGAATAGTTATTTTTCACGAACTAAGTCACTTTGAAGAATTCAACAACTCAAACATAGGAAAAGCTGCGGCTGAATGGAGAAAACAAAAAGCCTCTGATTTTGCCAAAAACGGGCAACCTGAAATTAAAGAGTTAAAAACTTTAATCCCTGGATACAATTCAGACGAAGACGATTCAGACGAAAAAGCTTTTCAAGACAAATATATAGATCCTTATGTTGGCAGAATTTACCCTCCATATTTAGGGCGTCCAGTCAGTGAAGTAGTTAGCGTAGGAATTCAGCATTTTGTTTCGCCAAGAAAAATGGCTGAATTGTATCTAATGGATCCATCACATTTTGAATTGTCTTTAGGAATTGTAAAGAGTTTACAAGGAGACTAAATGGTTATTTACGAAATCAGTATTTCCGATCAAGTGGCTAGGCTCATGCTAGGTGTTGACGATCCAGACAGTTTAGCCGAAATCCAGTTTGAAGGTAAATTGATCGTCTCAGGTCAAAATTTAATGGATTCTATTAAATTTGAATTTACAAAAAGCTGGTTTGGACGACATGGCCATCTTTTTACCACGGAAACCACGGCAGCCGATTTACCTAGAGCATTTGGTCAACTGCCAACACTAGGAGTGCTGTCATATAAGTTGGTTAAAGGGCAAGAAATCATGGATCAAATAAAAATTGACCCCGATGTTATTTATTAAAAATATCAGCTAATAATGCAAATATATAGCAAACAAGTTTACGGCTAGGCAAGCCTAATATAGTCGGGGTTTTGATTGCTAATATTGACACAAAATATGTGATTTCTCACATAAAAAACATGAAAGTTGATATTTATATCATTCCTCGGCCCGATGTTACCGTATATCGATCGCCCATGCCTGAAGTTAACGTTTATAGGCTTTGTAGCACAACTATGAATCTACCGCTTGCCGGACAGCAATTTGAAGCAGATGAAGATGTCGGTATCAGACTCAATGTATCGACTACTGATAGAAATGAGTCGATCGCAAATACAATCGTGATCCTCAAAATCTATGACAACACCACTACCCCTGAAACCTTCATTATTTCAAAAGACAATGGGGACGCGGCGAACCCGGCATACAACGGCGGGGGGAAAATTATTCAGATCACGTCTGAGCGATTAACCCTAGATTTTGTGCTGACCTACGACGGCGACTTATCCAGCCTTCCTGCCGGCCAACGGACTCTCAGTTATGAAGTCTATCTCGTTGATGGCAGCGGCCGACGCTGTTTCCGTGGCAAAGGCCAATTTACCCGCAAGGCGGCTTAGGAGGTGATTATGATTACGGTGATGGCTCAAAAGCCCGCTACAACCCCTGTACCGCTCAACAATTCCTCATGGTATCGAAATGAGGATATTTTCTGCATTTTATCCATTGATGATGGCAGTGTCCAGGGTAATTCCTTGGACTTATCAAGTGGGACATTAAAGCTAATTGTGAAGGAATCGACAATCCCGGCATCTCCACCTTTGCACGAATACACCTCTGCACCAGCGGGGGGGATCACCATCACTCACAAGAATGCAGACAAAATTATTGCGACCGTCAAAGTTGACAAAGCGCATTTAGCCAGCTTGAGCCCGACTACAGAGATCACACTGGAAGCCCAGTTAATCGCGATCGCGGGTGCAGAATTGATTGAAAATATTCTGCACATTGCCAAATTCATTTCCAAGGTTCCCATTTAATGCCCACAGACCCCCATATCCACAAAATCCCCAATTACTCAGGTATTGGGGGTTTTGTGCTATTCACTTTTGGCGCTGACGTGGACGAAAATCACGCTTTCGTCCACAGCCGATCGCATTCAGCCCTGATATACGATTCAAGCTGGTTTGAGTCGATTACAAACGTGGATTTGCGCGGGCAGCAGTACGGGGCAATAATTACGCACGTTTACGGATCTGAAACTATCCATCCCGTGTACGACCTGATGGTTATTTCTAGCTTTGGAACTTTATTTTTGGTAGGAGTAGCCCACAAAGATGAGCCAATCAACTTGGCCTATTGTGCTGTCCCTTGCCTAAATGCGGCCAGTGAATCGTGCGCTTTTCCAAAATTTTGCATTCCCGATCCGACTACTTCATTGCCTTGCCCCACGACCAATAATTCCACCTGCCGCTGGCAACAACTTAAAGTAGGCAGATGGGAAGAGCTACCGGAACAATTTACCGGATTGCCAATATAGAGAGGAGAGAATACTATGCCCTGCTGTGGACGCCGAAATCTTACCCCCCAACAACAAGCGGAATATGATCGAGCAATGATTGAAGCCTACTCAGCCCGCCGAAAATTTGGGGCGGCTTCACCAGAAGCCCAATCAGCGATCGTTCAAACCAAGGAAATCGTGACTTCGATTTTGAAGCAAGAAAAAGAGAACCGAACCGCCAAGAAAGCCAAAGAAGTTCTTAAAGGAATCGGTAGATGATTCTAGAACTGGAACGAGCGATCGCCAACCGGATTCGACAAGCGGTATCACACCTGACCCAGGTAGTCGAATTTCCCGATGAACCGGAGGGGCTGGGGCGTCCAGTGCAGCGATCGCGGATTGTGTTTGGATACCAGAGATCAAGCTTTAGGTGGACTGCCGAAAATGCCCAAGAAAAAACCTTTTTTTTTGAGGCAATTTTTCAATGTAAAAACCTGAGAACGCATCAAGACCCATGCTATGAATTGCTAGATGCCGTATCCCTATCCCTCACCGGCTGGCGTCCTTTTGCCTTGGCCACGCGCAACATTGAACAGGTGGACGAAAGGTTTGTCAGTTTTGGAGAAGGTGTCTGGATATATTCGCAAACCTACAGTCTGACAGTAACAATCTCGGAAGGGGTGAGAAAAGCCTTATCCCCATTGGAATCACCAACACCAGAAGAACGAGAAGATTTTCTGGCTGAGTATATGGTTCCGATTTTGGGAATTGTTTTGCCCCCACATATTGAAGTGATTTGTGGATTATGGCGGTCGAAAATTGATAAAGTCGGGGAAGTCTCCAATTCATCCCTCGAAGCCGTTTTTCGGGCTGGCGGCAACAATCTTAGCCTCGATACAGAAGTGAGAGAATAGCCGATAGCAAGCCTAAGATTTATATCGCGATCGCGGTAACTTGAGAAATAAAATCTTAGGCTTATGGTGATTAAATTTGAGCCAATTGAAGCCCCAGTTCTCGACCCTCGAAATGAGAAGGAACTGGTAGAACTAGCCCTAGACCGACTTTATGTGGCATCCGGCGGCACAATTAATGATTTTGGCCCACACGCCCCAGCGCGGGCGCTAACAGAGGGGCTTTGCTTTGCGATCGCTGAATTGTTGTATTATGCCAATCAATTGCCAGAAGCGATGGCGATTAATTTTTTGCAGATTGTAGGGGTTCAAAGAAGGTTAGGAACCCCAGCCCAAGCAATGCTCAGAGTTGAATTAATTGAGCCACTTGATAATCCCTTTGTTATTCCTGCCGGATTTGTAGTTCTTACTAATTCCGGCAGGCTAATGTTTACCCTGGATAGCCAGCTTTTAATTAATCCAGGCTCAACCCAGGGAGCCGTGCCTTGCACTTGTACCGAGCTAGGAACCAAAGGAAATGTAGCAGCGAACGTCATCAACCGAACGCCTCAAAAGTTGGCCTATCTTAAGTCAATTTTCAACCCCGCCGCCGCGTCTGGGGGAACAGATGAAGAATCAATTGATGAAGTTAAGTCTCGCGGTTTCCAAGCCATCCGCCGACGTGGTTTGATTTCTAAAGCCGACTATGAAGAAGAAGTGATTTCTTTACTTGGTCCCGGCGCGATCGCATTAGCCAAGGGTAATCTTGGTGCCGATGGCCAAACCTATGCAGAAAACAATATTCATGTTTTTGCCCTAAACGCTGATGGTGCATTGCTTAATAATGCCCAAGCTTTAGATATTCGCGATCGCTTACGACAGAAAAGCTTAATGACTGTCGCCGATTTTGTGTGGGTATCATCGCTGGTTTACGCTCCAATTCACACAGAGGTAATTGCCAAAGTATTGCCCAATACCAGCCCCGCAGCGGTAGCAGAAGCAATTTATCAGCAATTACGGGAATATTTCAAGCCAGGGAAATATCCACCTGGGGAAGCAATTATTCTCAAAGAACTTGAGTATCAGGTGAGGTTATCTCAAGGAATTCAATACTTGCATTCCGTAACGATAGGCGATACTTATAACCAACCTTACGCCCCGGTTAACTTCCCTTTACCGTTGGCACATTCTATCCCTGAGTTCCGTTCAGTTTCTTGCATCTTGCAAGGCAGCGATCGCGACTACAGATATATTAAAGGCAACCCGGACTTTTTCTAATGTTTCTAACTCGAATCACTGGTTTAATCAAAAATTCAGGCGGCGTCCCTCTCTCTGGACGATTAAAAGTTACCCTTGACTTTCCCCTTATTGACAAAAATACAATCCCTCACAGCACCCATACCACAGAAACCGAGGTTTATGAGGTAACTGAGGGTTATGTAGATTTTTCCTTAAAAGAAACCCAAACTCTTAACAGCACCTACCATTTCCAGTTTTTCTTGGTGCAAAACTTTGAAACCTTTTTTATCGAGTCAGGCGCCATATATGTAGGTCCTAAGCATATCTTTGAAGGGGAATATTACACAGGTAGTTTTCACACATCCAAAAGCGTTATTCTGTTCCGAGAAGTAGGTGAATCTGAAAAATTAATTATCGACTTTCACGCCCAAATCCCGCCAGTTTCCGAAATATCCTTTTCCAACCTTTTGCCCACGGGCATTAGCTCAAACGTACTAGACACATCGATCGCTCGACTAGCTCAAGAACTGGCAACCAATCCAGAGTTAGTGGCTCAAATTGCCACCAATTTTACCAACGCTGCAAATATTGCCTCGACACCCGTCGGTCAAGTGAGCGCAGTCACAGTTCAAGGGGCGATCGAAGAACTGGACGCCGAAAAATTGGCGATCGCCAGTAACTTGGCTGATCTAGCAAATGCCGCAACTTCCAGAGATAACTTGGGGCTGGGTTCCGCTGCAATCGCTGATTCAGTGGATTTTGCCGAAGCGGTGCATCAACATAATGGGTCTACCGAGATTTTTTGGAATACCCAGCCTCCTGGTGCCAATCAGTTGATTCTTACGAATGCCCCCAATGATATCACCGGGCATCCATCCAAGTGGCTATTAGTCTCTGTTGACGGCACTAACTATGTTCTTCCCGCATGGAGAGTAAATTAATATGAGACTGATTGCCCCGATCGCCCGCGTTCGGATTGCGGACAATGAATTCATATCTGGCGATGGCTACCTAAAATTTGTTTCCGTTGAATTAGGTGAAGATGCGCGATCGTCCTCTTGTCGATTTGAAATTAATGACCCAGAGTTAGATTTTGCCGGGAAATACTTTGAAATCAGCTTTAAGGAAAGTGGCATTCAGGTGCCCGCTGATTTATTGGCTGCCAAACCACAACAGCCACCTCCTACGGTTGCGGGGACTGGATTAATCAATATTCCGGGCGGCGGCGGGGAAAGCACTTTTTCTGTTGATGGGGTAGGTTCATGGCTGATTTCAAAAACTCCGCATATTCCCGAAAACCAAAAAGCAGAATTCTGGGCCGGTATTCAGTCTCTATCTAGCGAATTAGGTATTGATCCCAACTACCTCCCAATTATCATGGTTACGGAAACCGGAGTGGATGGATTCATCAATCCTGCGGAGGGGCATGGAAATGATGCCGAAGGATGCGGTGGATTAATTCAATTTTGTACCTGGGGTGGAGCGACAGAAGTTGGATACCCGCCCAGTGTGATAAGAGGTTTAAGTGCAGCAGACCAATTGCCTTTAGTTAGGAAATATTTAAGCACAAAACAAATTCCTTCAGGTGCAGATTTAGCTACTACCTATCTGGCTATTTTAAATCCAGCGTCAATGCCGATTCCGCGAGGCCAAGACCTTGGCATTAAGGGTCGACAATCCGCCCACTTGTACGACAGTGCGGGCAGAATCACCAAAGAATCACTAGAATCCGGATTGCTTGAAAAGGCAAAAGTACACGAATTTAACCCTAGTGGACCATCACTTAAATCGGCCCCAACACCGCCACCGATCGCAGATACCACCAAAGCACAAACCACTCCACCTGCTGACGGCTCTCCGCCGCCTGCCAAAGCAGAACCGGCAAAGCCCTCGGAAGAATCAAAGAAAGGCACGGAAATAATAATTGAGTTAGGCTATGAAATCGATCGCTTAATTTCATTTCACTTTATCCACACTGGCACTACCGCCAATGGGCGATCGCCTGGGTCTACGGTTTTTGAGGGTCAGTCAATCCGCTGGATGATGTCCCGACGGACAAAAAATTCAACTTACGAAAATATCACCTTACGGCAATTGGCGGAAATTATCTGCCAAGGGTATGGTCTATCACTGGAAATGGAAGGCGATGGCCCGACATACCAATTCCTCGACCAAAGCGGTATTTCTGATTACCAGCTTTTGCTTCGGGAAGCTAAGGCGATCGGTTACTCGATAGCCGATGACGGGGCAATTCTGAAAATTTCCCCTTGGCGGCCAAACTTTACTGGATTCGTAATTACCCCGGATATTCTGGATAAAATCAGTTTCAGCGATCGCGCCACGGCTGAAATGCAGAAAAAAATCACCCCAGAGAGCAAAACATCGACTACCGATACCACGGCAGGGGAACAAAAAACCGAGATTGATTTGGCCACAGGAAAAATCAAACAGATTAAACCGGAAGACTCGACCGGCACCGGCACAGGGACAATGGCGATGACTGGCGCTGCAACAACTGAAGTAAAGGGAATGGCCGATCAAAGTGAAGCCAAAGCCACTAGCGATATGATGTCGCCGGTAGTCCCAGGCTCCGATGATAAGTTTTCTAACCAACTTAACCCGGTCACAGAGCAAGTAAAGCCACTAAAACCAGAAGACCCCAAAGCCGCAACTATTTCAAGTTTTGCCTCAACCTCAACTCCCTTTAAAGAGGAAAAAACCGGACTGCCTACCCAAGAAATTGGTGCAATTGACTTGGCAGATGGCAAGGCAAAGGCGATCGCAATTAAAGATGAATCTCGCAGAATCAAGGGGTATGAGTCGAATGCCAGCTTTAAAGCCACACCTGAGTCTCTCACTTTAGCGCCGGGGTCAATAATTGGAATTGCCGAAAGGTGCTTTAAAAGTAAAGCTGCCAAAAAAGCATTTTGCCGAGAGTGGCGAGTTGGCCGGGTCAAACATACCCTACAACCGGGAAATTTTCGCACAGATATCGATTTTTATACCCCACAGGCAGCCAAACCACCCGCCACAGCGCCAACAGTCGCAGGTACGGGACTAAAAAACACCCCAGACCAACCAAGCACGGCCACACCCGGCCAATTTACTCCCAATGCTGGCGGCTACATTTGGCCAATGCGAGGATACTATACCAGTCCCTACGGGCCACGATGGGGTAGATTTCATGGTGGAATCGATATTGCCGATGCAGAAGGAACGCCAGTAATGGCGGTGGCAGATGGAAAAGTTATTTTTGTCGGGCAACAAGACCCAGGGGATCTTTCCGTCGGATTTGGCAATTTAATCGATATTGAGCATTCCGACAAAAACGTTACCAGATACGCTCATTTGTTAGAGTTCAAGGTGACAGAAGGCCAAATGGTAAAACAAGGAGATGTTATCGCATTGGAAGGCAACACTGGTGGCAGCACTGGCCCACACCTTCATTTTGAAATTTGTATTGGCGGACCTTACGGAGACAAAATAAATCCGATTACTGTACTGCCACAGGGAAACCTTGCAGTAATTGACGGATTAGTTCCGCCGGGAAGTACCTAATCCCACGTTGGCAAAACCCGTCCCAATAGTGGGACGGTTCATCCCAGGGGTGGGACGGGTAGTCTAACATATTAGACGGGTCATCCTGGGTATGGGACGGAAAACGCTGGGAGTCTAATTAGGCTAAGGTTTCCAGAAACCTATTAGACTTTTTATTAAATTTCTACTTAAATTTTTTTTAATCAAAAAAAGTTGCAAAATTGCAATTCAAGAAAAGTACCTAAAGATAGTTTGCTTCGTAAAAAGATTTATCACGATTTACTTGCAAGTAATGAAATCTTGGTTTGGATTAAATTTTCCGAGCGGCGTCGGTTGCAAGTGTGCAATAAAAAGCCCCGCAACTTGCGAGGTTTGTGTGACCGTTATGTGATTGGTTTGGCCGCTATATATAGTGTTTTTGCGCCTAACCTAGCGGGTTGCCAACAAAAAACCCCCTAGATTAGGGGGCGATCGCATCACTTGAACTTTTTGGGGGTTAGTCTTGGCGAAAAATCATCAGATCGCTGATGGATTTCCGGGGGTTCCGTCGGTTAAAGCGACAGAACGGTTAGTCTTGGCGAAAAATCATCAGATCGCTGATATCACAGTTAAGAGCCTGACACAAGCTGGTTAAAAGTTCGTTGTCAATGCGGGGTAGTGTCTCATGCCGCCGCAAATTGCAAATAGTGGCAGGGTGCCGATTTACTGCGATCGCGAGATCCTTGTTCGTTAACCGCCGATCCGCCATGACTTGTCTTAGACGCCATTGGATCCTAGGTGCCATCTTTGCCATATTTAACATAATGTACTAACCTACTGTAGCTTAATTTGATTATTCCTTATTGTACCATCAAAAAAATAATTTTAGGCTATTGACAATTAGCGGTAGACGCGATATATTTAAAACATGGCAAGCAAAAACACCCCTAACCGCGAATGGTAGGGGACACGGCTAAGACCCGTCGTTGATGCAACGTCATAAACCTAAAAACGTTAAAACCCGCATCAGCGCTTAACTTTAGTCGTTTACGCTGACACGGGCATTCAGAACCTACAAAAAGGATCTTATTCCATGAATATATCACGACTCGATGTAGTTCGGGCAATTCCTGCGGATGATTTGGCGGATTTTTCCGAAGCGATCGCAGATGCAGCCCACTATACAACTAACATTATTTTAGGCAAATTAGTAGCAATTGCTGTCAAGAATTACTTTAAAAAATGTGGTAGTTGCTAATAGGTTTGTGATAGAATAAGAAAAAGCCCCTCGCGGTGGTGAGACACCCAGGGGCAGTAAACCTAAACAAGGTAGGTTCACGATGAGCAATTTAACAGTCTTCAACTACAACGGTCAAGTCATCAGCCGACGGGAAAATGGTTTTGTCAACTTGACCCAAATGTGTCAGGCGAATGGGAAGCGACTGGAGGATTTTCTTTCTCACAAACGAACATTAGACACAATCCATACTCTTTACGCTATTCAGTCTGGGGAAATCTGCCATGTATTAGAAACAATTGACGGTGAAACCTGGGGGCATTTTCATCTAGCGGCTGAATTGGCGTATCAGTCCAACGCATCATTCTCTGTTTGGTTTAATATAACTTTTTACGGAGATAACCTTATCTTTCCCAGTGTTTCACTAGAAGAGTTTCGCCAATGGGAAGAAAAACACTTCCCTTGGATAAATGATGCTACCAACAAAAACGAGCAAAAGGGGAGTGTCTATTTTATTCTAAATGAGACTCGAAACATATTAAAGATAGGGTACACTGCTGGCGACCCAATGACAAGGCTTGCGGCCTTCAAATCAGGCGCAGTCCAAGAAAAGCTAACACTACTTGGACAAGTCGATGGGACGTTAAAGACAGAGGCGATGTACCACTCTTATCTTGCCAGTTACAAGGTGCAAGGCGAATGGTTCAATTACACATCAGATGTCCGCAAGTTTGTCGAAGAAACCATCCTAGGCGGGTAATCGATCGTTGCTAATCAACTGGATGCCGTGATGGAACAAGTTTGCTTGCCACAGTAAAAAGCAAAATGCCGGGATAACTCTACTTATCCCGGCGCGTAAACCTAGCAAATTAACAATGAGGTTCACATGAGTATTGTACAAGTTTTTGGCAACTCTGAAATTCGTTTTGTTGACCACCCTGAAGGTAAGTTTGAATTTGGGATTGTGGCTGCTGATATGGCTGCGACGCTGGATGTTCAAAACACCCATCAGCTACCTGTTGACGATGAATGGAAGGGTGTATGTAGTATCACGACCCCTGGTGGAATCCAGTCTATGACTGTAATCTGGGAACCGGGCATCTACCAGCTACTCGCAAAATCTCGGAAGCCCCAGGCTAAACCGTTCCAGAAGTGGTTGTTTGAGGAGGTTCTACCAAGTATTCGCAAAACCGGGCAATACGTGATCGCGCAGCCCACGCAGCCCCGGCTACCCCAACGAGATGCGATCGCATATATTGAAGCCGCAAAAGAAGTCGAGACAATCAACAACCTAAGCCTTCAACAATTACTTCGTGACGAATTGATTGATGAATTATCGGCAAAGCGAGGGCAAAAACAACTAGCAGGCGATCCTGTTCAATATACGATTGTTAAGGTGCGGGCACGAGAATTAGGGTACTCCACAGCAGATATCGGCAATGGTTCCGCGCTAGGAAAATTTGTTGCCAAGGCAATTGCCCCCGCATTTATTGAGCGAGTCGGAAAATATGAAGTCAAGCATTATCAAGTCAACGATGCTCTCGACACAGCGATCAAAACTTATTTTGGAATGAAGCACTCGTTGGCCAGTTAAGCAATTAAAGTTTCTTTCTAAGACTAACTTTATGCCCCGGTTTTACCCGGGGCTTTTTTGATTTGCAATTAGAAATTACCATTTCTGACAGTAACTTTTTCCAAAAACCAGGCCGTCAGCGATCGCGAATTCTTTTTCTGGAATACGATCGCCCGGAATCGAACCGGCATGGCATCCAATATGCGCGATCGCGGTTGAAGACTTAAATCTTGGCGGCATGACTAAAGCCTCGAAAACCAAGGTTGAGGTTAACGCTGAAACCGGCAAGCTGGAATACGCTAAAGTCAAACGGAAGCAAAAATCAGGATTAAATAAAGCCCTTTTGCGGAATACGCCGGGGCAACGCCATTCTTTGATCGAATCCAAGGCAAAGATGGCGGATAGAGAATTTTGTAAAATTAAAGCGGCTTATTCGAGTCAGGAATGCCATCGTTGCGGGCATATTTCTGCCAATAATCGCCCGTCTCAGGCTATTTTTAAATGTGAAAAATGTGGCCACGAAGATCACGCGGACAAGAACGCTGCAAAAGTGATCCGCGATCGCGGCATAAAAGTCTTCAAAAGAAGCTACCCCGCTTACACGGGGAAAGTTACGCCTGTGGAGATATCCGCCTCAACCCCGACTTTATTGTCGGGGGGTGGAGCCCAGGAACCCAGTAATGGGATTCAGGAGAGTGATTCTCCTAAGATCGCCCCTACTCTCACCAATTCCGCGACACTTCGGCGATCGCGGAAGCGAACCTCGAAAAAAACCGCCGAAACCCTTACAGATAAAGCGGTTTGTGGCAATCAAAAACCAGAATCGATCCGCGCAAATCCCGAACCCCTTGCCCCACCTGATTTTGGAGACAAAAAGCTAAAGGCCACTCTCCCCTTGGCTCCATCCCAAAACCAAAAACGCAAGCGATTCGCGCAAAACCCAGATCCGAATCAACTCACGCTTGATTTGTGGGGGTCGGGGTGAAAATCGACTGGTGAGAGTAAAGGCGATCGTAAGCCACCACTGGGCATGGAAGCAATTATTGATTGCCTGATTCGTGAGTGCCGGTAATGTTCGGAGCTTATGTTCGGAGTTTGTGTCGTAAGAATTTAGGCAAGCTTTGACTATAAAACCAATCACGGGAATAATTTAGGTAAATTTCCAAAAAGCAAAATGAAGCTACCAAATTTAGATGAACTTTCAGAGGATAAAGCCTGGGAAGTAGGCAAGCTATTAGTTAAGCGGATTTTAGAGGAATCTTACACTGACGGGATTTTTGACTTGACTACGGACTATTCCACCAATGCGATCGCGGCGGGGCAATTTGCCTCAAATGTTCGGGATAGAAAAGGCAAACGATTGATGTTTGACTATGAAATCTCCGAACAGGGGGGAGAATACTTCACTGAATACACAATGGCGGACAGAGAACAGGCAAAAGAAGTTGACGGGGAAGTTGAAATGAACGAATCGGACTCAGCGGACGCAATGGAGCGGATTGTTAGCCGGTTGGCCGATGACATCGAGTTCAACGAAAAGTTTACCCCTCAACTTAAGAAGGTGAAAAATCGCGGATTTAGCGGGGATGAAGCCTATCTATATTCTGAGTACCTGATTGATTTGGCGATCGGGTTTGGCGAAAGATTAGAAGCAATTATGGATATGGAAAAATGAATCCCTACAACCTGCCATTTGAGGAAGCGATCGCATATTTTTCCCAAAAAGTATTAGTCCCCGGTGCTGAATGGGGGGATATTTTAGATGGGGCAAATAACCATGCTTTTTTCGTCTCTCAAGTTACCAGCGCCCAACTTTTGCAAGATATGTTTGATGAGGTAAAGAAGTTTATCTCAGAAGGGAAACCTTTTGAAGAATTTAACAAAAATTTCACCGTGATCGCAGAAAAGCATGGATGGGAAGCCCGCGAAGGAATCGCACGACGGGCGCAAATTGTGGCAGATGCGAATTTACGCACGGCTCAAGCGGCAGGTCGATATCAGCAGATGATGGATCCCTATGTACTCAAGCGGCGTCCTTATTGGGAGTACCGCCATAGGGACTCTCCCAAATTTCGTCCACACCATAAAGCTTTAAATGGCAAGGTTTTTAGCGCTGTAGATGTGCAGCAAAACCCAGCTTTGGCGGTTCCCAGCGGTTTTGGTTGTCGGTGCGCTCTCTTTGCGGTGCGATCGCTTCCCGACGGCCAAACCGAGCCAGATCCTATCCCGAAAGTTGGCGGCAAAGTGGCAATGGTAATTGATGGCAAGGTAATGCCGATCGCTGATAAGGGGTGGGATTATATGCCGGGGAATAAGGGCGCGATCGCTGATGAGCTTTTGGCAAAATTGCGCCCGGAACTGAGAGAAAATATCGTTTATCCGGAAAGTCCCTAGTTTGTTCTCTTACGATCGCCTTTACTCTCACCAGTCGATTTTCACACCCGCACTTTACTCGGTTAGATCCCCAGGCAAAGTACGCTTACGATCGCCTTTACTCTCACCAGTCGATTTTCACCGGCTGCATTGCTCACTCTAGAGGTTCATCTTACGATCGCCTTTACTCTCACCAGTCGATTTTCACTTTGTCGGCAAAAAACTCGATTGCGCGATCGCCTAGCCTTACGATCGCCTTTACTCTCACCAGTCGATTTTCACGGTTGCACGGGCATCTTTGGCGGATGCTCATTATAGACCGAGAAGGCATAACCATATTCTGCGATCGCTTGACCTACTCCTGCTATGAGATGAAGGTCGTGTGATTGGGATTTGGTGGGTTCCCATTTGCCAAAATCATCCATAGCAATTATTTGGAAATCAGTGTTATCTGATTTTCCGACAAATTCTGCTATTTCTTCATAGAGTTCGTCGTAATCTTGATTGGCTGAAAACCATTTAGTTTTATTTGTTTTGTTGTTAGTTTTGGTGACGCAAATGTCAGGGCGCATTGAATTTAAATTACTCATAATTTCTCTTGAATTAGAGGAAAACTACACAACTAACGCCAACCGGCGGCTACCGTTTGATTCCGAACCCCCGACCCGCGTTTTTATGTTTGTCAAATTCTTTTAGAGATTCAACCCAATCTGTTGTGGTGATTGTGGCAGCCATACAATGAATAATTTCCCCACTGGTTAGAGCAAAAGAATCAGAAATATTATTTATTTCTCTGACTTGAAATGCATCAACCATTGACAAAGCTACCAGAAGTTGGAAGGAAGTTTTAGCACTTTCTGATGTCAACCAGTAAATAACTTCTTTGATAATTTTCTGATTGGCCATAGACTTAATTGCAGTAATTTGGCTATCTAAATTTGCCTTAATTCGGCTTTTTTCCTGATTAGAAATGTTGTAAGCATTCATGCTTTCTATGAAGTTTTCTTTACTCGCTGCTAGAGCAAGTTTTTGGCAAAGTTCGACTATTATTTCTGAATTCCATCTGGCGTGGCAGATACTAGCGATCGCACTAAGTTTCGGAATCCGATTGAGTTCTCTTTTGCTGAGAATATGCTTGTTAATAGTCAAAATTTCCCAGAAATTATTGTTGAAGAGTTGCAATCGCTGACTACGACTTTCTCTGGAAAACATTCCCACTGCTTTCTGATAATCATACTGTTTGGCTCTGGCTTCGCATTCTAAGCCAGTATTTTTGTGATGCTTGAAGCAGGGGCTAATGTAAATTTCATTACGAAGAAATCCCTGTGTCCAGAATAAATTATTGTGGCATAAGGGGCAGATAAAACCTTGGGATAAATAATCAGGATAGTTGGCTTCATCTGCTGAAATAATGCTGGTGGTGTAAAGGCTAATTGCTTCTTTCATGGTGACAAATTCTCATTATTCTACTATTTTACTACTTTCAATACACAATTTGCATTGAAAGTAGTGCAAGATTAAGGTGTAAATTAAATCACCCGCTTCGTATTATTAATCTTTTGAAATATTCAAGATTATTTCGGGCGTCCCAAGTTCCAGGATAAATCCAGTTATTGTAGTTATGAGCGCAATCGATTGTCCGATAATTTTCCGGTTTGTGGACTGCATGAGCCAACGGAAAAATGGCAATGCCAATAACGTCTTTTTCGTTGTCCGCTACCTTTCCCCACCAGCTTCGGTAATAGGCATGGTGGGCTACTTCGGCTTTACCCCCTGTGATTGGGCATTGCTTTTGTCGGACTTCTCTAGATGTATCTGCCCAACTTCCTGAATATCGAGAATCAAAGTCATCTGGGTATTCAGGATTAGCGACATAATATGGCCATCCGAAAAATTTCTTTTCGGCTATTTTTCTTAGTTCATCCATCGCGATCGCTTTTTCCTCTCCTGACCGGGCATCCCACGCAGCCCAAACAATATCATCAGCATTAGCCCCAATTTTCAATAACCACTCGACAAAATCTTCTCGGTGCATACTTAGGCAGTTTTCATATTGAGATATTTCGGAACTGGGATTTGTTTTGTCAAAATGGGAACCCCCATCACTTACGTTCCAAATTAACTGAATAATTTTGGTTTTGGATGGTTTGTCAGGGTGTAGTTTCAGTGCTTTAATACGTCGCCATAAGTGATCGCACTTGTTCGGTTTTTTGGGCTTTGAAGTAACGGGAATATCGAGGGACTGAAATGACTTTTCCAGAGTTTCCAGATAGCTTGATATTGCCGGATTTAAGTGTTCAACCGCGTTGTTTTCAGTTTTCGTCGGTTGACAGTCGGGACAGTGAAAATTAAGAGCGATCGCGTGTAATTTTTCTAACTCGGTGTTGTCGTCGTCTGGCACAAATAACGATTGCCCCCTGGTTAACGTCCCGTCGGGTGATTTCCACAAAAAGTCTCCTTTCCCCAATAAAATTGAGGCACTGGGATTGGTTGGTTCCCCTAGGGCGATTTCGGATTCTTTGCAATTCATTACTTTAAAGCTGAGACGATAAGGCAGATTGCCTTTCAATAATGTCCCGACAACCGGGAATTTGCCCTGCTTATCTTCCACTACTGGCTTCTGTGTCCCCACCGCCAGAAAAATGCCGACATTTCGCATTTTTTGGGCAACGCGGGCAAGCTTCACTTGAGCGTCAGCGGGTTTACAGTCGGGATTTCCCGTTAGCCCCGCCATCCACTCGGCCAACTCATCCACCAAAAATAGAATCACTGGAAGCTTAGATGCGGATTTTTTATTAAATCCCTCGATGTCTCTCACTTCTAGAGACTTAAATAATTCCTGCCTGCGAATGCCTTCATCAATAATTTGCCCTAAGAAGCGATCGCCCAAAACGGCATCTTCACAAATGTTTCCCCACAACCACGGGGAATTTTTCAGCCAAGAATATGAGCCGCCCTTGCAGTCCACGATCGCAAATCTGATTTGTTCTGGGGTGTATCGGTAGATAGCCGAAAGCAGCATAGCATTTGCTCCTACGGACTTACCGCTGCCACTGGTCCCCGCAAACAGGAATGAAGCGCTCTCACCTTTGGGTGACAGCTTGTGGCTGATTAGTTCGCGGCTTAGGGAATTGATACCCAGAATTAAGCTAGGGCTATCTGATCTCTTTTCGGGTGGTAAGTTAAAGGTCGGAAACTCGCGGTTTCTTCTGGGAATTTCCACCACAAGATTGCCGCGATCGACATAAGTCGAAACCGCTAGAGCAGAGGGTAGGCCAATGGCGGCATGAATTAAGTCGCTTTTTTTGGAAGCTTCCGTAGCTTGCTTGGAAGACTTGGGCTGGAATTCCAGACGAATTAACGATGCCCCCTCATGGCACTTGGCAAAATTCAATTCGATGGGTTTTGTTTCGGTTAAAAGTGCCTCAATAATTTTAAGGGCATATTCCCCGGATTCACCCGGTGGCAGGCTAGAGCGATTAACACTTGGAAGTACCGCCACTTCCTGCGATGCACCAGCGATCGCACTGGCTTCGACATCAGCATACCGTTCAATCGCCGCTTGCTTTTTAATTCTCAAGAACGGTTCCATCTCATCTGATTCGATTTCAGACTTTACCCCCAATACGGCTGGGGGGACGGCTCCCAACAACAGCACTATTCTGAGTGTTTTTTCGCCCGACAAACTGGCACCTAGCGCACCCAGAAGAAATAACCATGTGCATCCGGCTAAGGCGATTGCAGTGCCTCTCTTTTTATTGGCAAACTCCATTTTTTATACACCTCCGATCAACAGAGTGAGAAGTAATCCACCCATAAGTAAAATTACAAAACTTTGGCTTTGTGACTGCCGACGTGATTCGTGAATTGCGATCGCGATAAGCACTAATTCAATCGCAATTATCCCAATAGCCATCCAAAACAGAATCAGGTCTAAAGATGGGATTGACATTGCCAAGAATGCCGCGATCGGGTGCCGTGGAACGATAGAAAAAAATAAGCTTTGTGCTACGATGGGTAAGGTAATGAGATTCAATTTCATTGTTTTTTCCTTCTTTTCGCTATAAAAAAGCCCTAGGACTTGTCATTCTAGGGCTTTTTGTTAACAATTAACCTTTGGCGGCGGCAAGTAATTTTGCCTTGATGTCTGTTAGTTGTTGTCGATCTCTCACTGATTCCCCGTATGCCAAATAAGCAACTTTTCTTGCTTGATTTTCGTGCCGATTAATTTTTCGTAATCCCTGTACATACTGGGTGGCAAGCTGTTCTCGCTTCTCTGCCTCTTGTGCCATCTGAATAACTGGTTTCACTTCTGCCTCTAGGCTGGTAATATCTTGCTTAAAAAATCTGTCTATGGTGCGATCGCACCATCCAATGTCACTAAACGCTTGAGCTTGACGACCGGCTCGAAACAGGAAATTATCGCCAATTACCCACCTAAAATCCAAAATTTTTTCAAACATTTTATTACCCTTAATCGGTTAGATTGGCTTCTTTGTATCCTTGAATGTAAATTTCAAGATTCTCTATTCTTTCCGATAAAAACTGGTTTTCCATCTTTAGTCGGGAAGATTCTTCAGTGGCGCTTAAGACCGAAAAAAATGCTGGGACAATTCCAACCGCCATTCCCATACAAAACACAAAATAAATAGCTGTTTTTTCCATGATTCCTCTGATTAATTGTCCTAGCGGTGAACCCCGCTAGGATTTTATTTTTTAGGGTCTATTTGATGCCGCGATCGCTGCCCGGATTGCTAAAGCATTGGCCTTATCGGACGCTACCGGGGCTAAGGCTATTTGAGAAATTCTTGTTGCCAGTGTTCGGACTTCTGTTAAGCGATCGGCGATCGACTTTCCGGCATTTACTACGTTTCTTTCTCTGATTTGCTCAGTGCGGGACTGTAGCTTTTGAGCGGCGGCCACCAACGTTGCTCTGAACAACCTGCTTTGGTCATATTGCTGAACAATCGCGTCAGCCTGATTTAGTACAAATTGCTGGGTTATCGCTTCGTGATAGCCTAAGTTTTCGGCTGCCACTTCACCGAGGTAATCTCCCAATCCGCCAATGGCAAACGTTTCATCTTCGGCGGTTTGCTGACTCAGTTGGGCTGAAATTTCAGGATTAAGTTTTTCGAGTTCTTTGGCGCAAGCATTTATATATTGCTCTGCTGTTTGAGTGCCAGTTCCGCCGAGTTCGGGTAAAACCGCTTTGCGGGTTTCGGCTATCAAGAACTCCCAGTTGTCGTCAATCGCCCCACTGAATCCAATATTCCACGCGGTTGCTGTGAGATTGATTAGGCGCATCGCTTCGCTAGGGCGAATTTTTAGCTGGCTTGCCAGTTGCTCCACCGATTTGAATTGATGTGAAGTCGGCAATGGTGCAGCGGATTTTGTGCTTGGTTGCGGGGCGAATCCTTTTCCGGTAGTCGGGGCTGGGGTTTGTCCGCCAAAGCGCGATCGCAGATAAGCAGATTGCTCTTGAGATAGCAACGGCAAGCCTTCGGCACTTGCCACGCTTGATGGACACATTCCCGCACTTTTAAGAGCATCAATTAGTTGGGGAATTGGGGTGCAAAGTTCTTTTGCTAGGGCGCTTAGGGCAATTCCTGTGGTTAAGTTACTCATGGTGTGGTGCCTCCTTTTAATTAATTCGGCGAATTTCGCCATACTGGACGCCAAACTTTTCTGCAATCTGTTTGGCTTTTTTTTCGGGAAACCCTTCAAACTGGGAATCCTTTATTAGTCTTTGGGTAGTTTTGGTCCGCTTGGTGTGGGCAATTAAGCAGAGGATTGCTAATTCCCGGCTAAAGATTTCACCCTCGCGGGGAACACAGATCCCGCTTCCGCAGCACCGCCTCGCAATTTGGCGGTATTCGATATAGGTCTGATCTTTGATTGGGGTATCAAACCCTCTCACTTTTCCGAGAATTTCCTTGGCCTGCTCCCTGGTATAGGGAAGGTCGTAAAAAATTGTTGTCATAACGGATAAACAATGTGATAATTGCAACTTATTAACTTACTTGAGTTTTTGGGTTGCTTTGTGTCAAAGGGTTGAGCGGCTAAGGCGACCATCAAAGTAAGCGTTGTTTGCTCGTTGGTAGCGCGTTGTTTGCTCGTTGTTCTTAATTTATTCCGGTTTCCCCTGTGTTGGGTGAAATGGCGGAAAATTTTCCTTAAATTGGGCTGAAATTTTTAAAAATAGCCGTCAAATGGCGCAAATACGTTAAAGCCGTGAAGAAAATTTTCTTCACGGCTTGTTTAAAAAAATAATTTAAGTGGTAAAATAAAATTTAAAGCCTCTGGAGTAGCGATCAAACTTTTCCAGAGGCGACCATTCTGTATCAGGTCAGATATTATGGTAGCACAAAAAGATCGATTTGCAGCGAAAATCACTAGAGAGCGATCGCTAACTCAGCAATACAATAGCAATCCCTACAAGATGGAACGATTATATGAGCCAACCGAGCCAAGGAATTTTCCCCCTCAGCCTTGGTACGAAATGTCCATAGACCCGCCCGATGGCTGGACAGAGGAGAACTTCCGGCAATGCTGGAACTTCCAATGGGGTGAGTCCCAAAAGGAATTTTGTTTAGCCCTAGCAAAAGTTTTAGGACTTAGAGAGAATGATGGCAGTCTAAAACCGCCAGAAAAGGCAGCCGAGTGCTTGATCAAGGATTTGCAAAAGCATGGGAAGCTTCGGTATTGCTATTTACAGATGCTTTGGGCGATTCATCGGCTAGGAGTGATGTCTTACTACCAGCGCGATCGCTTATTTGTCCAATCCCTGATCAATCGAGACATGGCAGCATAA